AGCAAGCATGCCATAACGAACATCAGCAGAGTAATCGTTCTTGATGTCTTTAGTTGGCTTGTATGTAATCTCATAAGGTGAACCCGAATCTACTCCACGAATTGTCTTTTCTTCTGGATAGATTAATTCATCTACATTAAAGCAAAGACTAATAATGTCCCGAAGTGTTGCAGCAAAGATTGCTTGCGCAGATTTAACCTGCGTGTCAAAGGCTCCCATAAGAGCCTGTACTCCTTGACCAGTAACAATAGAAGCATCTATGTTTCCAGTACGAGATTCAGGGTATCGTGTACCAACACGTAGTTCTTGATTAAGAACCTGTTGTTCTGTGAATGCACCTTGTGGCAAAGTAAGTTCTACACGGCGTACACCTGCTGGGTTGGCTGTACGAATGACAGCATCTCCACCAAGCATAAGTTCTTGCACATCTTGTGGTAGAACAATTGGTGCCTGTACTGATTTCTCTGCTGCTTCCATTGCAAGTAATGCAAATCGGTTGCGCAGTAACTGAATACCGAGTACGTCATCAAACTGTCCACGTAGTTCACCATCAATAGATGGCTTACGTGCTACTACAACCATCATCTTGCCAAGCGGGTTAGCAGCCTGAGAAAGAACTAGGTTACTTCTGCGTGGTACATAAATGATAGATTGGTCTTTATCGTAGTAACGAATCATCTCAATCTGTGCATTAAGGTCTTGCTTGTAACCATCTTCTCCAAGAAGTTCTCTGTCGTACTCTGGGAACTGAGATACTAGTTCACCAAGTGTGAGAGAGTAACGCTTAGCAAATGCCACACAACGTCCATAGCGGTCAAACTCTGGGTAAGCCCCAATAGGATTTTCTATGCGGATACGTGGCAGTTTTGCTTCATCGTCTAATTCAATAATGAATGGGACGAATCCATATGTTAGGTACCAGTCAGCACCTGAGTACATTTGTACTGCTAGGTCTGAGTGTTGGAAATAGTTAGAGGCAATACGAGTACGCTTGTCAGCAAAGGTACGCGCTCTATCAGATACTTGATTGGCTGCAGAGCAGTTAACCGCTGGAAGCGGAGCCATAACTTCTGATAGGTCACGAGCAACAATATCAATAAAGTTTGCTACTACGTTTGCATCAACGCCTTCTGGAAAGAAGTTAGGATATACCTGAGCAATCTTTCCTTTACGTACAGCAAGTACGTCAAGGTTACGCGCATCACGTTCGTGATTACGGTAACGAAGGGATTCAACCCGTGCCGTTACCTGCTCTATTGTTAATGCCATTATTATCCTAACGGTTGATTAAAAATTATTTTGCTTTTAGATTGCGTTGTGAATTAATCTTAATTGGTTGTTTTTTATTTGCTTCTTTTAGCATTGATGTTTCTCTTGTTAATTTTTTCTTGCTTGGTCCACGCACGTTTTTATCAACAGGTCCTCTTAAACCAGTTTGCGTAGTTAAATATTCACCTTGCCATCTTGATTCTGCTTTTTTAATATACTCATTTGCTGCGCGGTCTGATTTAGAACCAGGACTTAATTTATTACCACGATTTGATAGGTCAGTTTTAGGTGCAGTTTTACGTGGAAGTACTTTTACTGATTTTTTTACTTGAGTATCTAAAATTCGTCTTTCAGTTGCTGCATCAAATTTTCTACGCGCATCAGCCGTCTTTGCCATTTTACTAGCAGTACTAGCCGTTTTAATAACACGACCTGCGGGAGTAAAAGATGCGGCAAGCAGAGCAGCACTACCAAGTTTCTTTAATCCAGCATTAGTTACTTTAATAGGATTGTTACCACCAGCACGGGCTTTAGCCTGAGCAATTTGCTGTTTAGTAGGTTTTTGCACTGCCATGTTATTTTCCTTATCCGAAGTTTTCTTGCCATTGTTCTGCAAACATCTCATCGAGGTTTACTGCAAGGCGTTGATTCATCTGAGCACGAGTTGCCCATCGGTTATTTGCGTACTGCGATGTTCGGCTATTAGATTGCATTAGTTCGCGTATGCGAATGATGGCAAACCATAAAGCCATGACGGTATCTGTCTTACCTCTAGTCTCTGGCTTCCACGTTAGTAGTTGCTGAGTTAAGGCTTTGATACCTTCAGAACCTTCAGATGAAGGTAATTCTAATATGTTGTTTTTCTGGAACTTCTCTTCGCGGATAGTGCCAAAGAGGTTAGACATTGACGCAACACCAAAAGAAGTGTCCCATTTATTTTTCCCTGTGAAGTGAGCATCAAGGCGTACGCCGTATCCAGCGAGCCACCCGCGTAGTTCTTCGTCAAGGGAATAGGCTTTTTGATGGGCGTTGATTTCAACGCGGAACTCTTGCGGCTTGTACTTGATAACCAGTTCTTCAATTGTCGCCCGAATCTTCTGTGGTGTTGGTTCTTCCATGTTGACACAATCCAACACATAAATCTTTCCATCTGCTCTGTTGTATGCAACTACAACGAATGCAGCATTACCTGCCATAGCAGGGTCAAATCCAATTACAGTATGTAAACCCTCAACCTGAGGTGGATGTCCAGCAGCACCAGCCTTTAGCGGTCCTCGCTTGCGCATCCCATTGGTCGCTCCTTGCACGAGTGCTGGCGGGAATATGGAGTCTTCTTGGATGTCTTCTTGCTGGTATACCAAAGCCCATGTCGAAGGTGTAACTTCGCTGCGTCTCCTGAAGAGTGCTGGCCCATCCCATTTAGGGAAGTACCCGTTTTCTTTAGGTGTGTCAGAATCGCCATCCCAGGCAACATCTGATTCAGGCCAGAGCGTAACCCAATTTTCCGTCTCCTCCGCATAGTCAAGTACAGCAGGCATACCCATATAAGTAAACGGAGTCCGACCACCAGACCAATGCTTAGGATTACGAAGTTCTTTATAAAGGTCATTTGCGGCAATCCGTGTCCCTACAACTAGTAACTTACCATTCTTGCCCAGACGGGTAATAACTTCTTTCTGCAACCAGTCCATCTGCTTATCCCACTCGTGGGCATTGGCAGTAGTGATGCAGTCGTCAAGAATGATGAGGTCGGCACGGGCACCGTAAATCTGACCGCCCATACCTAGCGCCTGAAGGGTTGGGTCCTTCTCGCTAGAGTTACGCGCATCGCCCCCAAGGTAGACAGTATCGGTACGCCAAGTATCAGCGTCTTGTTTCCAACCGCCCTCAGGACCATAAGCGGTCTGCAGTTTGAGCCAGCGGGGATGTGACAATCGTTGCTTGATAGCATATACGAACTCGCGTGCCTTATTCAATGTCTTCGATACCACGATGATGCGGATGTTAGGATTGAGAGCGATGCGGTAAGTCGGGTAGTTCACGGTAATGACCGTGGACTTAGCGTGCTCAGGTGGCACGTTCACCAGCAGGCGGTTGTTCTCGCCTGGCTCATAAATCATAGAAGGGTGGAGCCATGAAGGTTCCTTACCCTCCAGTAGGTCTACCCAGTCTTGATGATGGGGAAAGACCGTCTGGTCAAAAAACATCTTAGAGAAATCGGCAAATGGGATAGATTCCTTCTCAAGACCCATTGAGTCAAAGGATTGCTTACTACCCTGCTCTTTGGCTTCTTCCAAGGCACGGGCGAACTCAGGGTCACGGTTCATCCATTGGCGGACCGTATCTGGTTTCTTACCCGCCGCAACCATGGCGGCTTGGACAGGTACACCCTCTTTGACCCTAGCAAGAACATCTGCCTTAGCCTGGGTTACTTCCTTTGCGAGGTGATGCTCCCCACCCTTTTTAAATCCCTTGTGCGCTGGTGTTGCCACGTTTATCTCCTTTGTGGCAGAGTCCCCCCGCCATACAGATGTATGTTTGTACAGTATACTGTAACAGAGTGAAGAACTCTCTAAAAAGAGTTCTGAACTATTTTACTCTCTATATATACTTAATCCGTTCAAACAGGTAAAACGAACGATTTATTCTAAACTATTTTATTACTTAATAGAAACAGTTAAATAACAGTCTATCTACCCCCCTGTAACTATATACAGAAATATTTCTAGGTAGAGATACAGTATATACTATTGGCTTAGATTAATACTATGGGGGTCAGAGATAGAACAGAGACAGTTACTGTACAAGCAGAGTACATACTGGTGGCTGTATGACTGTAGACTGTCTGCCTGTCTATTCCTAGGGGGGTATATATATCTATCCTGTATTAAAATAGATATACTCCAGCATGTGTGTGCTGTATTCTATACCGTAACAATGGCTGGTCTTACCAGTCCAGCCACATACTCGTGTGCGACTGCGATGCAGTTCGTTCACGCGTCTCAGTTCGCATGCTGACCATCAGGCTCGGTCTGCCTGACATCTCCTCGGGGAGATGCTGGCGAATGGAGCACCAGAAGGCCAACCCATCATGCAGTTGTACGAGCGGGGTGTTGAGTCCTCGACTTGCCATCGCGTAGAGGTAGCCCCTCCGCGCTGAGTGTCCCTGCCTTTGTCGGCAAATGCCGCTGCTCTGTTTCATCCCCGTTATAGGGACATGTCGCAACACGACAACCTAAACGCTTTAACTGTGTAGTTAAGCGTTCCGCCTACCATGTGTCTGCGATTACCTGCAATCTGGCAGAGAACCTGCTAGGGAGTCAACCCCCCCGCGCCCAAAAGCGGGGCGCGTTGGGGTCGGCGCATGCGCCGCCCAAGGGTGACTCTCCTGCAGAACCCCTGCCCTCATGCTGTCCATCGCCACACAAGGTGGCGAAACAACTACACAGTGAAAGCAGGTTATCATGTCACAACATGTCATATCCTATAACGGTGCTGAAATAGCGAGCATCGAAATTTGCACCGCCAAGAGCGGGAACACTTACGCGAAGGGTACCTTAATCCTACGCGATGAGAGTGGCAAGTTCGAAGCCTCACACCGTTTCCGCTCATACAACGCAGTTGATGTGTTGTCTGTTCTGGAACTCCAGTATTTCGCCAAGCAATCTCCCACCGCGGAGACATCAGGTAGCGACCTTCACTTTGATGATGCAGCAAGCGAAAGCACTGAGACACGCGACCGAACAGTTGCTAAAGCAACTGCTCGCCCACGAGTCAATGTGTCTGGCTGGTTTAAGACCAGCAAGTTTGGAGATAATTGGAATACAGCCCTCATGCTAGAGTCTGTATCTATTTAAAGGATAGATTAAAACCCCCTAGAAATAGGGGGTTTTTTTCTGTCTACCGTAAATGTATGGTTGAGGTTAGGGATTACCGTAGCCTCAGCGGAGAACTACAATTCCATATAAAACTATAACAAAGGAGAAAGAAATGAATGATTGTATTGTTTGTTTATATGCTGTTGATATGTTAACGGCATATGAGCGTGGCTTAACTACTAAAGAATGTATAGAACATAAATGGCACGAGCATACTTTAGGAGATGGATATGCAATCGTTGCATGTTCTGAGTGTGGAGTAGATGAAGAAAGGATGTGGAAATAAAATGAACATCATAGAAAAGATAAGTGATACTGAATACAAAGTAGGCAGATATCATGTAACCCAAAGGCTAGGTGATATGTGGACTATAATAGATAATGATAAATACATTGCTGAGTTTTATGACAAACACACAGCATTGTCATGGGCTAACATAATGTACACATGTGGGAATCTTGTAGGTCAAGGAACAAGACAACTACTAATGATATTGGCAAAAGAAAAAATTGCCAATGATGAAACACTAACAATAAAGATAGGGGAATAAAATGAGCGAACAATCTAATGGTATAAGCGTTACCAATCAATGCTATAACTGCATGCAATTAGATACTTTGTGCATAGACTGTCAAGACCTAGCAGATGCTAGGTCTGCTCAGATAGCACATGAGATGGTAGATGACGGAAACCTGCAATACCGTAATCCATGGAGTTGGATGAAGGATATGCCAAGTGGACATGATTGGACTGACCGAGATGGTGAGTTCAAACTACCAGTAGTTATGCTACAAGATGGTGGTGTACTGGATAATGTCTGGGAACTGCATGATTACATGCAATCCCAGCGTGAGGTTAAATGTCCTTGGTGTAACTTGCTTACACCTAAGGCATTCCCTGATTGTCAGGACTGTGACAAACCATTGGAACAGAATGTAAGATAGTAACAAAGACAGGTAGCCCTGTTGCCTACGGCAGGGCTACCTGTCACAAACTAATAACAACTAAACGAAACTAAACAAGGAGAAAAAACAGATGGAAAATACAGTAACCCTAACAGGTAAGTTAAAGAATGTACGTACTCATACAGGCAGTAAAGGTACAATGATTACTGCTTGGTTTGACCAACGTGAAGTATCTGCTTTTAGTAATGGAGAAGCGGACCGTCAGGTGTATGTATGTGGTATCAATGTAGTAGCATTAGATGACAGTACAGTAGGAGAAATCCTAGGAGTTACACGTGCAGGTTCAGAGCAATCAGACTTAGTGACACTAAAGGGTCGCTTGGTTACACGCTTTGACCGCCGACAGGATGTTGCTGAAACAGCACGCCGTGCACCTCAATTACAGTTGGAAGTATTTGAAGTAACAACCAACTAATAGTAAGTAACAGATGGCTGTTCTAGCGTGACAGCCATCTGTTATTCTATTATATTCAGGCTATCAGATAACTACAATACAAGGAGAAAATAAATGACACTATCATATGGTGACCTAGTTGCTATAAGTATAGCATTAGGTGCAAGTATTATCATGATGTTTATACTAACGTTTGCTAACATACATTTACTGCAAGAAAACAGATTCCTCAAGCAAAGACTACGAGCATGGCGCAAGTCATGCGAGAAGCATGTGGAGGTACCATTCTAATGGGATATGAACCACCACTAGAAGATGACACTGCGCTAGGCAAAGATGGAGACTGCGAGTATTGTGGTAACTTCGTAATAGAATGTACCTGTAACAGTGAGCCTGACCGTATGTACGGGAGCGAAGACTAGGAGATAGTCATGAAAGAGATAAGAAAATGGATAGCAATAGGCAGCACCATGCTGCTAACACTAACCACGCTAATAGGTTTACCACTTAAGCATTACTCTCAGCATGTTAACGACCTATGTTATAACGAGCAAAAACTACCTAAAGTATGGACACCATACGCAGCCAAGTTATATGCTCTTTCATACATGAAGATGTGGTTCCCTGAGTGGAACCGAGGAGAACACAAAGCACTGATGAAACTATGGGGTAAAGAGTCAGCATGGAAACATGATGCGGATAACCCTAAGTCAACAGCCTATGGCATAGCACAAGTACTTGGTACTAAGCCTGGTACCCCAGCCCCGCAACAAGTTGCGCGGGGGCTGGAGTATATCGTTCATCGGTATGACAAACCATCAATTGCGTGGTCACATTGGAGGAAACATGGCTGGTACTAAGTACATAGTACAAGTAGAAATAGAAGTAGAAGCGGACAACGATGATGCTGCACTCTTCTGGGTGCAGGATGCAGTAAATATGTACGGGGCAAACATGTCCATACATAGATGGATAGACACACGACTAAACAAGGGAGAAGCAAGTGAATAAAACAATAATCAAATCAAGAATAGAACAAATCAAAAAACTGTCTAGTCAAGATGAGCATGGACAGTTTGAGATGGGTACACCTGAACAACAAAGCGCTGCTAGGTTAGTAGAAGATTTCTATACTAACTTTGACTTGAGTAAAGAAACAAGTGAAGATGAACTATCTATCACAACAGCCGCTGTTATACTGGCACTCAAAGATATTCAAGTGCGTGATTATGCACTAGGAATGTATGACCCAGCAGAAGAGAAGGCTAGACTATGCTTTGAGTTCTTAACAAAGCATGCACCCGCTAAGTACATTGCTGCACCTACTACATTGCTTGCTCTTA